AAGAAGAAGAAATGGCAGACCTTGAAAAGATAATTGCAGAAAAATCCATGCCTAAAGAAAAAGAAGCAGAGCTTACAGAAAGGATAAAAGACCTTGAGCTACAACTTGTTTCTAGTGGTAAGGACAAAGACAACAAGACGTACATAAAAGGTGAAGAGTATGTTGCTCTTACTAATTTCGTTAAGGGAAAGCTAAGTGTTGAAAACACAAAGTATCTAAGGACAGATGACGGGGCTAATGGTGGATACCTAGTTCCTGTTGAACTGAACCAACAGATACTTGAAGAAGTTGAAGAGCTAAACCCTATAAGACCTCTTGCAAGAACATTCTCAAGTAAGACTAAGACTCTTGAAATACCAATCAGAACATCGCTTCCGGTTGCAACTTTTGAGGGCGAAGCAGAAGAGAACACTGAGGATAATTCAGAATACAGGTTAGAGACACTTACAGCTTATGCGCAGACAATCACAACTCCTTTAACATGGGATATGATTAACTTCGGTAACAACGACATGATACAGCAGGCTGCAAAAGATGCTGCAATGGCGTTTGCAATAGGTGAAGGAACTGGTTTTCTAAGTGGTACTGGGATTAAAGAGCCTGCTGGTATAATCAGCAATGCAACCATAATGGCTGCTGCTGGTGAAAGTGCTGGTGCTGGTGCTGTATCATTAACTGATGTAATTCCTCTACCTGGTTTTTTGAAAAGCGGTTATATAACTAACGCAAGATTTTTCATGAACCAGAAAACTCTTTTTGCTCTAAGAGCAGAACAAGATGATAACGGGAACTTCTTGTGGAGAGTTGGTGGAGAAGGAATGCCAAACAATATAGCTGGGATACCTTATGTTATACTTCCGGGTATGGCTGATGTAGCTGAAGGAAGCTATTCTGTTGGTGTTGGTGATTTCTTTTACGGATACTACATTCTAGACGCTGTTCAGATAGCAATGGTTAGAGATGAAGTAACCGAGGCAAGAAAGAGAATAGTTAAGTTGACTTGGTTCAAATGGTTGACAGGTCAAGTTGGTATAGCTGAAGCCTTCAAGCTATTGAAGACTGCTGCTAGTGATTAAAAAAGAATATTTGGGGTAGTTTCAATAGCTGCCCCAATAAAATCTGAAGGAGGATTTATAAGATGGAAGATATTAGAAGTAGAGCAAGTATAGAAAGTGCATTAGACCATGAGTCAGTGTCAAGTGTAGCAGTTGTTACAGGTGAGACAATAGACAGACAAGGTTATGAAGCATTAGACTTTTGTTTTAATCTTGATATAACAACTGGTGTTGCAACTTTCGCAGTTTACGAAGGTGACGAAAGCGACATGAGTGACGAAGCAGTCGTTGATGATGATTTCCTAATTGGTGAAGATGGAGAAGCCACTTCAGCAACAGGAACTCAGGTAGTTCATATAGGTTACGTTGGACATAAGAGATATACCAGGGTTAAAGTAACTGGTTCAGATACTCCTGTTTACAACGTGGCTGGTATAGCTTACAAAGGTAAAGCTAAATCAGCTCCAACAAGCTAAGGACTCCCCTCCTTATGCACCCAAAATGGCGAGGTTATATATTATAGCTTCGCCATTTTTACAAAGGAGTTATAATGAATAATACCTATCAGGTAATTTCAAAAACAAGCGGAACAATTATAACAGTTGCAGAGATGAAGTTGTATTTGCGAATTGATGCAGACGACGACGATGCTCTTATAGAACAGTTAATAAACGCAGCCGTAAAGACAGCAGAAAAGCTAATGAGCAGAGACCTTTTAACTTGCGTGTATGCAAATCTTAGAAGTGACCTAAATCAAGACCTTACATTAAGAAGGGGTGGCTTTCTAAGTGTTAGTGGCGTTCAGTACATGGACGACGGTGTTTATACAACAGTTGATGAGGACGATTATACCGTAACTACAAGTGGAGTTTACGGAAAGGTATTTAAGCTAGACGTTCCATCTTTTGACGAACATCCAGAAGCCATAAAGATTGTTTTCTCGTCAGGGTTTGGAGCAAGTGGAAGTGACATACCAGAAGACATAGTAACAGCTATTAAGGCTCATGTTGCTTTAATGTACGAGAACAGGGGCGATTGCGATACACCTGGCATAAGCAACCTTATTTATAAGAACAATGCAATAGTGGATATAAACGGTGTATTCTAATGAAAAAAGACCTAACAAGTAAAAGAACAAAACTTTGTATAGGCTCAATGGACAAAAGAATAACTATACAAAAAAGAGTACAGAAGTTCCAAAGCGGTGGCATGACTTTTGCTTTTGAAGATGTGCTTACTGTATGGGCTGGCCTTGAAACAAAAAGCGGTCTTACTAAGTTCAACGATATAAACATAGAGAAGATTCCTACTCATATATGGAAGGTACGAAAGATAGCTTATCTAACATCTGAGTATTGGATAAACTACGGTGGCTATAATTACGAAATCATAGCAGTTGAAAATGTAAACGGTAGGTCACATCAGTATATATATACTAGGCTATCAGGCAGCGACACTAAGGACGGCAGCGAGTCATGATAAGCATAAAAGCAGACCCTAATAATAAGAAAACCTTTCTAAAGTTTGAAACACTATCACATGATATATTCTACGAAATAGAAAAAGCCTTTTGGGAAATAGGTAAACTTGTCACTTCTAAATTGAGTAACAACATATTAAGAACAAAAAAATCTGGAGTAATGTATAAATACTTAGGCAGAAGGCTTAGGGCTTCAGCAGCCGGAGAATATCCTAGAAGCAGAAGTGGTTTTTTAAGAAATAGTATTAACTTTCAGGTTAAGTCACCAACAAAAATGGAAGTAGGCTTATCGGCTGAGTATGCTGAGTATTTACAAGAGGGTACAAAGAATATTAAAAAGAGAAAACTATTAAACGAAGTAGTAGCTGATACAGACCAAGAGCAAAGAAACATACTAGAGAAAAGAATAGATGCAGGGGTAAAACGATAAAGGAGAAAATAGTTTGGCACGTTTAGAAGACATCATTAAACAAGTATCTAGCCAGATAACACGGCACACTTCTGACTTTAATGACTCAAGCACTATTAAAGAAGCAATCATAAGCGCTGGTAAGATGAACGTCGAACTAAACTCTGAGGTTACATCGGATAGTTATGTTAATATTGTTGATTTGTATTCAAAGCTAGTCGCAGAAAGTGTTACAGACGATGGTTCTAATCAATACACAATAGAATTTACTGACGAACATGACCAAACATTTTCTGATGAAGAGAAAGCTGTAGGTATAGAAAAGGAAGTTAAATTTACTGGAGCGTTTGAAGGTGATTACTCACTTATTGATGTGCCAAGTAGAACTTCAATAACCATAGAGTCAGATTCAGAGCCTACAGGTACATTTTATCTTTTAGAACAAAGAGCAGGGTATAATGGCAGAAAAGCTGTTACGTTTACAGACTCTACGCATTTTAGCTTTGATATATCTCAAACGATACAACCATACTACACAGGGGCGTACATACAGAACAATATAAGAGTGGACGGTGTATCTAGTCCAGATGACATTGCTGATTACCTAGAAAACGAAGCAGTAACATTAGAGAAGAGTACAATATTTGTTGTTATCAACGAAGCAAGAGCAAGTAGAAATAGGTTTACAACAAGCGATGCAAAGAACAGAAGAGAATTTAAAGATGATATGCACATTGAGTGTGCACAAACGTATAGTCTTTTTATTGTAATACCCACGGACAGAAATATAACACCAAGAACAGCTATAAATCTTGCTCATAGTTATAGAGCATATATGATTAAGTGCTTACATGGTGCTGTCTTTGATAGTGGCCTAAGTGACGAAGGATTGTTTCTATCAACATTCTTATCTGATGATGGTACTTTATATAACAAGGCGTACTACATACACAGGTTTGATTTTGAAACAGTATTCAACATTGAGGCAGACGATTCACTAGATATTCAAGACTCAACAGCATTTAGAGATTTTGAACTTGGTCTAAAAATGGAAGCAGACGATTACACAGATGTAAAAAAGACTATAACAGCAGACATTGAGTAAGGTATAATAGAAATAACGGAGGATATAAAATTATGAGTACAACAAAGAATCCTATAGTTACGGTTAATAAGCTTAAAGCAAGTCT